ACGTATACGCTGACGATGGCGCACCGCAGAAATGGCTGCGGTCATGGCGTGCGCTGCCGACGGGCGCTAACAACCTTGCGCGTACTATCCAGCACTCCATGCAGCTTGACTGCGAGACAGGCGTGGGCCTGAACAACGGCCAAGGCAGCAATCCGCAAGCCATGCTGCGCTGGTCGGACGACGGCGGGCACACATGGTCCAGCGAACACTGGAAGTCGATGGGCCGTATTGGCCGTTCTGGCTATCGTACCATTTGGCGCCGCCTTGGCGCGACGATGAAGATACGCGACCGCGTCTACGAAGTGTCAGGCACCGACCCTGTACGGATTTACATCATGGGCGCTGAACTGCTACTTAGCGGGACGAGCGCCTAATGGCGTATTCGCCGATCAACCCTACACAGCTAACGCCGCCGCGCGTCGCCTTTATAGACGAGCGGTCAGGCGCGATTAGCCGTGAATGGTATCGGTTCTTCCTGTCGCTGCTAACTGCAACGCAGACTAACCAAGACGAAATAGAGTTAGCGCCGGACGCTACGTCGCTGGTAGCGACCTATGACGCCATGCTGGAGACGCTGACACAGACAACCGAAAGCGCCCCTGACTGCTGTTCTGCTACGGCTGACGTGGATGCCAAGGTAAACAGTCTGGCGCAGGCCACCGGCGTCACGCCGCCTGCCGCGTCGGAAAGCGAGATTGCAGTCATCCAGTCACAGCTTCAGGCGTTGGCGTTGGCCCCGCCACCGAAAGAGTTTATCTCGCCGCGCTACGGTTCGTTCTACGACACGACCGACCAGACCGCCGCTGTCATCAACACGGCCTACGCCATGACGTTCAACGCGACCGATATATCTTACGGCGTGACGCGCGGCACGCCGACTTCACGTATTTTTGTTGACCGCTCCAACATCTACAACATTCAGTTTTCCGCGCAGTTCCTCAACACTGGCGGCGGCGCGCACCGCGTTTGGGTGTGGCTACGCAAGAACGGCACTGACGTAACTAACAGCGCAACTGCCATCCGTATGCAGGGAAACAACTCTGAGGATGTCGCAGCGTGGAATTTTTTGCTACAGATGAACGCAGGCGATTATTTTGAGTTAATGTGGGAAGTGGATAACACGGGCATTTCGCTGTTTGCAGACCCTGCCACGGCTGTTCACCCAGCCATCCCATCAATTATTTTGAGCGTGACTGACAACGTGAGTTCCTTGGAGGTATAAATGGCCGTAACTATCAGTAACATCATCCCCGCTAAGACAGCGGAAAACAGCCAGACGACGCAGTACACGTCGAACGGCGTGCAGACGATCATCGACAAGTTTACCGCGACTAACTACAGCGTGTCGGCTGCGACGATCAGCGTCAACCTTGTGACGGCTGCGGGCAGCGCCGGCAATGACAACTTGATTGTCAAGACCAAGACGCTCCAGCCGTCAGAGACGTATACGTTCCCAGAACTGGTAGGCCATGTGCTGCCTAACAATGGCTTCATCAGCACCATCGCTGGCACGGCGTCGGCCATCAACATCCGCGCGTCAGGTCGTCTGGTTAGCTAATGCTCGAACGCTGCTTTGATGTGGAGCGGATCAACGGGGTGGCTAACCATCCCGACGTTCGCCCATTTATAGGCGCGGTAAGTGTGGGCGAGTTAGATTTTACTGACGCGGTCCAGTTTGATAAGAACTGGTTTTTAATGGGTGAGCATGGCGGCTATGTGTTGGCGTGGACATCACCTAATGTTTACGAAGTACATGTGATGGTATTGCCGGAAGGCCGCGGTAAGTGGGCGGCTAAGGCGCGTCAGTTTACGATTGATTACGCCGTAGAAAACGGTGCTGAGACGCTGTGGGCGCGGATTGCCCCCAACGCACCTAGCGTGTATATGTACGCGCGCAAGGGGGGTATGCAACCCACAGGTGAAATGATATATACCCTTGGGTCCGCATACGACCTGTATAAGATGGAGTTACCGAAATGCCACCAGCAGTAATCGCAGCCGGTATCGGCGCCGCCAGCGCAATCGGCGGCGGAATGATCGCCTCTAGTGGCGCTAAAAAAGCAGCCAGAACGCAAGAGCGCGCCGCGCAAGACGCGACCGCAGCGCAGGAGCGGATGTTCCAGCGGCAGACGGAACTGCAAGAGCCGTTTCGCCAAGGTGGCCTGACAGCACAGCAAGAGATTATGCAGTTGCTGGGCATCGGCGGTGACAAGACCGCCGCTGGCTACGGCAGCATGGCGAAATCCTTTGGTACAGATCAATTCCAGCAAGACCCCGGTTATGCTTTCCGCCAAGCGGAAGGCATGAAGGCGCTAGAGCGGTCGGCAGCCGCACGCGGCAATCTGCTGTCCGGCTCCACCCTGAAGGGTGTGCAGCGTTTCGGCCAAGACTTAGCCAGCCAAGAATATCAGAACGCGTTCAATCGTTTTCAGGTTGAACGGTCGGCGCGCCTTAACCCGCTGCAATCGCTGATGGGTTCAGGTCAGTCAGCAACCAACGTGCTTACAGGCGCTGCTGGACAGATGGGCCAGAACGAAGCGTCGAATATCTACAACGCTGGCGCTGCACGCGCGTCTGGCTACGTCGGTCAGGCTAACGCGCTCAACACCGCCCTTGGTCAGATTGGCGGTATTGCGACAAACTATCCGATGCAGAACGCTATGATGAACTATTACAATAGCGGCGCCCCCGGCGGTATTCCAAAAGGTTAATTGAACATGGCAAACCAAATGATAGCCCTTCAGGCGCGCAACCCACAGCTTGCCGATCCAGCGCGCGTAACCGCGCAGATGGGCCAGATGCTAAACACGGTGGCGCAGCAGCGCGCGGCTGAGCGTCAAGCGCAGCGCACGGCGCAGGAGATGGATTTTGCTGCTAGGGCAGAAGAGCGCGCAGCGCAGACGCAAACGGCGAATATACGCGAAAAAGATTTGGATTATCAAATTAAAGATTTGAAGCGTCTTCGCAACATAGGTGTGGCTGTTTTGCAAAGCGGCAACGAAGACGCATACCAAAGTTTATTGGGTATGATAGACCAAACAGATAAGCAGTTTGGCGCTACAATACGCCAAGTTGCGCCTACATTTAACGCCGACGTATTGAAGGCTGTCCTTATGGAAGCCGACAAATATATAGACAAAACAGTTGCAACGCCAGTTGCCAGCTTGGAGCTTTCGCAAGACGGGATGCCTAGGTCGGTTGTTGTCGGCGGTCTTAACCCTGAGCAACGCCCCGTATATGACGCACCTGAAGCAGGGGCGGCTGCGCCGCGGGCGCCTACCGCAGCAGTGCCCGCCGCACCGCAAACCAATCCTATGGCAGCAGGGGCTACTCCGCGCGCTGCCGACGCTGATCCCGGATCGCTTGGCCTTGTAATTGCATCTGCGTTGGAAACTGGCGTCATGTCGAAATCCGATTACGATAAAATGCTTTCGATTGCCCAGCCGCAAAGCCGCGCCAAGATTGCCGCTTGGGCGCAGCAAAACAACATTGAGATAGTGCCGAATACACCCGGCGTTACCGACAATCAGATGCGCGGCGCTGCCGCTGACTTTGAAACGACACCGATGGCGTATGACGGCCAGACGCCGGAGTCGCAATTTGCTGTCTATCGCGGTGAACCAATGCAGTCGCAGACCGCTGGCTTAGCTGGCGCACCAGAGATGCGTCAGACGCTGGCACAAACGCGCACAAGCACACCGCTTCAAATGCGTAACCCTAACGTGTCGCCGCTACCCGGCTCGTCACAAGTTCCTATAGAACGCGTGCGTCAAGAAGCAATTGCAGGGCGTGAGTCGCCCGCAGAAGCCGCAGCTAAAGCGGCAGCGGCAGCCCGCGCTACCGCGGTTGTTGAAACGGAAAAGAAAGCCGCTGAAAAATTGCCGGGGCGCAAACAGGTAAGCACGCTAATTAAAAAAGTCCGCGCCGCCTATGAGCAGTTGGATAAAGCCAAAGCTATCCCATCAGAAACCCGCGGTGGCTTTGAAAACGCGATGGACTATTTTGCTTCTTCAAGCCTTGGCCGCGAAGCGCAAAAGATGGTAGGTACAAAAACGTCGAAATATCTATCAGAAATCATCAACTCGCGTAAGCTGTTGGCGACCGCCATCAAGAACGCGACAGGTATGTCCGCGCAAGAAATGAACTCGAACGTAGAACTTCAGTTGACATTGGATGCGCTGACTGACCCTACGCAGGGTATTGAAGCGGCACGCACTACTCTGGACACGCTAGAAGATTTGTACGGTGCGCCGCGTACCGCACCCGCGCAAGGCGCGCGGCGGACGCCCACCCTTCAGACTTTGACGCCAGAACAAGTGCGCGCCAACCCAAATATCAAGCGTTGGAAGACCACCGACGGAAGGATCATGACGCGGCCATGAAACAGAACGATCCCTACGCAGGGCTAGGCGTTTACGAAGAGATAGATGTAGACCCTTACGAAGGTTTGGGCGTCGTCGAAATAAAAACGCCCCGCGCTAAGGCACCCCGCAAAGGTATGGACAAGGTCACGCAAGTGACCGGCGTCACTACCGGCGCGCTGCTGCCCTATGCAACTGCGGCAGGGCTTGGTGCTGCGGCTGGCGCACCGTTTGCGGGCGTCGGTGCTATCCCCGGTGCTGCGGGCGGCGTTCTGTCGTTGGGTGTCGGCGACATCGGCACCGGCCTATACAACATAGCTGCACCGCTATTTGGTAGTGAGCGTGTCCCTCTACCATCAGAAACTATCCGCCGCGGTTATGAAACCGTCGGCGTGGGTCGTCGCCCTGAGACGCGCGGTGAGCAAGTGTACAGCGACGTTCTGTCGGCAGGTGCTGGTGGATTCGGTCAGGCGCAAGGCTTTAAGACCTTAGCTGACGTAGCTGCATCGCCGCAGTCGCAGAACTTTATGCGCTTGTTGAGCCAGAACGCCAGAGGCCAGACAGCCGCATCTATGGGCGCTGCCGCTGCGCCGTCTGTTGCGTCGAACTATTTTGATGTCACAAACCCGCTTGCATTAGCAGGGCTTTCTTTGGCTGGCGGCGGGCTGGGTGCTAAAGCTGGCACACCTAAAACTAAACCAGTGACCGCGTCCGCACTAAAGGAAGAGTCCGGTAAGCTATACCGTGCAATGGAAGCGGAAAACGTAAACGTCGCGCCGCAAGCGATGACCGACTTGGCAACCGCCGCGCGTACAAAACTAAGCGGTTTGCGGTTTGATCCTGACACGGACAAAGTGGTCAACGAAGCACTAAAGCTGTTTGATGTAAAGTCCGGCAAGCCAATGACATTTGATATGCTGGAGAAGTTTAGGCGGTCAGTTCGCGACCTTCCGTACAGCGAAGCCGGCGGCAAGCGGGGCACGCCGGATGAGCGCGCTATGGTGCAGGCGCTTGAAGAAGTCATCGACGATTTTATGGATGGTTTGACGCCAGCGCAAACAACGGCTGGCGACGCGGCAGCGGCTAACGCGTTTCTCAGGCAAGCGCGCGCCGTTCGTGGGCGTGGCTATCAGACCGAAACGCTAGAAAACGCATTTAGCGCGGCCACTAGAACTTCAGACGCGGCTGACAGCACTAAGACATTCCCGCGCGCGCTGCGGGACGAGTTTACCAAGATAGCCAAGAACGAACGTAAGCTGTCGCGGTTTGATAAGCCGACGCAAGAGTTGATCAAAAAGGTTGCTAACGGCACAGTCACGCAGAACATTTTGATGACGCTAGGCAAACTGTCGCCTAGCGCGCGTCTGTTCGGCACGCAGATGCCGGTCTATGGCGCAGGCTATGGTGGTTTGGCGACGATGTCACCCACCGCGGCAGCCGTTGTGGGCGGGACGCAAACCGCAGCGGCACTTGCAAAAGGTGCAGCAAACCGGATGACACGCACCCAAGCAAACCGTGCGCTTGTCAGCGCCGCCCAGCCCGGTGGCGGTATAAAGCCCGGCGGGCGCGGCTTCTTTGCGCTTTCACCTGTCGCGCAGCAAAACGTATTGGCGCAGGACCGCGCTAAACGGGCGGAAGAACGCCGCCGCCTTGGCTTTTAATTAGCGAGTATACTATGACATCTATCGACCAGACCCAAGCACAACTCAACACGCACGAACAAGTCTGCGCGTTCCGGTACGAGAGTATCTGCGCGCGGATGAAGCGGATTGAAAAAGTCGGCATGACTTCCACCGGCACAATCATCGTATTGCTCGTCGGCATACTCATGAACGTGCTGCAAAAGGCCGGCTAGAGGGCGTATGCGTATAGTCAGTCTACTACTGGCGGCGCTGGTGCTTGCTGGCTGCGAAGACCGCTACCGCTACGATTGCCAAGACCCTGCGAACTGGCAGGACGAACTCTGCAAGAAGCCGCGGTGCGTCGCTATGGGCTACTGCACCGAATGGCTGATAGATACAGGTGAGAAAGAAGTTGTCGAAGAAGGTTAAATACTGGTCGCCGGAGGAACTGCTGCGTTTCATCGTCGGCGTTGTGCTTTCGTTTACGCTGATGTTTATCGTGGCGACGGTGCTGTATTCGCTGATATTCGTGTCGCAGCCGATGGAGGGGCAGTCCCCGAATGACGCTGAGTTTTTCAAGTTGATTAACCCGATAGCGACGTTCATTGTCGGGGCGTTGGCAGGACTTATGGCAGGGCAGGGCAGCGGCTCCATCAAGCCAAAGGACAAGGAGATTAAAGAAGATGAGCTTCCTGAATAGTTTTGAAAGCAAGCACGACGGCGTCAACGACACCGTTGAGTTTGTCGTGCGCGTCGCAATCGTCACGCTGTCGGCAGTTATCCTTGTCGTCGTGCTGGCGCTGGTCGTCGGCATGTTTGTGCCTAACGATGTCGTGGACAGCACTGCCGTCCTTGAGATGATTAACCCTGCGTTCCAGACCATCATCGGTGCGCTTGTCGGACTGCTGGGCGGCCTGAGCCTCAACGCTAACGCCCGTGACACCGACCCTGAGCCTGCACCAGCGCCCGCGCCGGAGCCAGAAGCGCCGCTTGAACTAACACCAGCGATGGCGCCGAAGGTGTACGACGATCCAAATGGCACCGTCTTCATTGATCGGACAATCCCTGCTGGAACAACCTTTGGCGGACCTGAAGAAGAAGACGATGACGACGACCTTGCCCCGTGGGAGAAGTACCGCAACGACTTGCGCTACGACGCCAACGGTGACGGCGTGGTTGACGAAGAAGACTTTCCTGATTGGCGGAGTGCTGGTAAATGAGCCTTTTAAACCTTCAACATAAATGTGGGTGTCATGCAGATGGTGCGTTCGGTCCGGGTACATTTAAAACGGCTGCGGCTTTTTATAAACTATCACCTCATCGGGCTGCACATTTCTTTGCTCAAACGGCGCATGAGTCGGGCGGCTTCAAGGCGTTCAGCGAGAACCTGAACTACAGCGCGAAGGGGCTGCGCGGCATCTTTGGTAAGTACTTCCCGACCGATGCACTGGCCCGCGCTTACGAACGCCAGCCGATGAAAATCGCCAACCGCGTCTACGCCAACCGCATGGGCAACGGCCCTGAGAGCAGCGGCGACGGCTGGAAGTTCCGTGGTCGTGGCGCGCTCCAGCTAACCGGCAAGGACAACTACCAAGCATTTGCCAACTACATTGGTCGCCCCGACGTGATGGACAATCCTGACCTTGTGGCCGGCGAACTGTGCTTCGAGAGCGCGCTTTGGTTCTTCGACCGGAACAAGCTGTGGGGCATCTGCGACCAAGGCGTTGGCGACGGTGCAATACTTGCGCTGACAAAGCGGATCAATGGTGGTACACACGGACTCGACGACCGCAAACTGAAAACCAAGAAATATGCTTCTTGGCTGTAAGGAGAGTAGTATGAACTTGAAGAACCTCATCACGAAACTTGTCGTGAAAGAAGCCGCAGGCAAAATCTTGCCGATGGACGAAGCACCGAAGCCTGCCCTTGGTTGGAAAGCCAAGCTGGCCGGCGTACTCGCCATCATCGGCGCAGCAGCTACGGCGCTGTCGCAATACTTAGCTTAGGTTCGCCTAGCCATCATACGCCCGATTAGTATAACCATCGGGCCTAAGTCTTCAGGTGATTGCCCTGCTCGCAGCATGGCAATCACCATTTCCAGTGCTTCAGCGGTCGCCGCTGCATGGTCTGTCATTTCTTCAGCCTCATCATAATCTCACCGCGTTCGCGCGCCGTCCGCATCGCAGAGTAACGCTGATGCAACCGCCGGGCGATGGCCGGGCGCTTGTGCGTCTTCAGTTCCGCGTCCAGCGCATCCTTTAGTTCGCCTTCCGTAAGGTCGGACAGCACGGCAATCATCGACCGCCAGTTTAGTTTACTCATTTTTCAATTCCTCTAAGGCTATGTCAGACACCGCACGCTTGTCGTGCAGCGCCGCCCATATACGTTCGTCAATACTTTTCTCGGTCAACATCACGTAGACCCAGACATCTTTCGTCTGGCCGCTGCGGTGCAGGCGCCCGACCGTCTGTTCGTACAGTTCCAGCGACCACGGCAACGACAGGAACACCATGTGGCATCCGCCATGCTGTAGGTTCAGGCCGTGGCCTGCCGACTTAGGGTGGGCCAACAGCAACTCAACTTGCCCTGCGTTCCAGCGTTCGATGACATTGTCGCCGTCCATTGTCTGCGCGTGCGGAAAGCGGCGCTTCAGTTCCGCCAACTCTTCCTGATAGGTGTAGGCAACGATGGTGTTGGCCCGCTGGTTCTCCGCCAGCAACTCTTCCAACCGGTCGAACTTGTGGCTGCTGAACCAGATGGACGGCGTGCCTGCGTCGCGGTTGTAGACGAAGCCTGACGCCATCTGTTGCAGCTTGGTTGTCACCGACGCTGCGTTCTGCGCTACGATCTGGTCATCGCCGAAGCGCACGACATACTCACGCTTCATCTTTTCGTATGGCTTGCGGTCATCCAGCGCGACGCGCACCTCTGTGACATGGCACGGCGGCAGCTTGTCCTTATATTCGCCCGGCTCTAGCACGAACGTCGCAGGGCGGATGCGCTGCATGACTTGTTCGAGAGCGCCGGCTGCCGGAACCCATTGGCCGAAGTCGCGGTTGGTGCAAATGAAATACTGCTGCATGAACGCACCCTTGGCGCGGCCCAGCAGCCCTTGGTCGATGATCTTGCACTGGCCGAAGACATCCTCAAGGCCGTTCGACGTGAACGATCCGGTCAGACCCCAGCGCACCTTGACGTTAGCCAACAGCTTTTCCAGCGACTTGAAGCGTTTGCCGCTAGGGTTCTTCAGCCGCGTCAGTTCGTCGAATACAATTCCGTCGAAGCCTGATAAATCCTCTAGCTTATCTAGGTTGTCATAGTTAATGACGACAACACTGGCGTCGCTCCGCAACGCATCCACCCTTTGCGCTGGCGTGCCGACAGCCAGCGCAGGAGCGACGCCAGACCATTTCGGCGCTTCCACCGGCCACACATCCGTGCAGACGCGCTTAGGCGCTACCACCAGCCAGCGTTTGACATGGCCGTCGCGCAGCATCTCATCCATCGCCGTCAAGGTAATGGCGGTCTTGCCCGCGCCGACAGGCGCAAGGATCATGGCGCGGTCGCGTTCGTACAGGAACGTCGCCGCCTGCTGTTGGTACGGCCTTAGCTGAAGCGTTTGAGCCATGTGTCCACATCCTCTACTGACCACAGGCAGGCGTAATGCTGCTTGGTGTGCGCCATCTCATCAGAAAAGATACGCTGCAACGCAGACAGCCGACCGTTAGGCTGCTTCAGTTCCACGAACCAAGCCTCGCCGTTAGGCATACATGCTATGCGGTCGGCCACACCGATCTGCGTAATGCTGCGGAACTTATAGGCAAAGCCGCCGGCTGCCCGCACGCGTTTACAGAAGTACCGCTCTATCTCTTTCTCAGTCATGGCAAAACGCTACTCCAAAATTTTTTGCATTTCAAGCATTGCATTAAAAAATGTTGCAGAGTATACCGGCTACTCAAACAGTAAAGGAAGGTTCAGTATGCAGCATAGTAAGATAGTCGGCGGCTCTACCGCCAAACGCGTTATCGCCTGCCCCGGCAGCGTGGCGCTGGTGGACACCGTACCGCCGAAGCCCAGCAGCAGCTACGCCGACGAAGGCACGCTCCTGCATGACACTATAGCCACCATATTAGAGCGTGACCTTGATCCGTACAGCATGGTCGGCACCACCTATGAGAAGACCGTGCTGACTGAAGCACTGGTCGATGACAAGCTGATACCGGCGCTGCGTGCGCTGGACGAGATAGACCCCAAGGGGGAGATGGAATATGCGGTTGAAAGCCGGGTTGGTTTTGGTGATTTTCTGCCTGACGTTTTTGGTTCTACCGATCTTCTTGGTCGCATGGGTGATCGAGCGGTCGTTCTGGATTGGAAGTTTGGCGATGGCGTGGCTGTCGAAGTCGAGGAAAACAGCCAGCTACTCTTCTACGCTGCGGCGGCTAAACGCACGGCGGATACGGCTTGGGCTTTCGAGGGCGCAAAAGAAGTCGAACTAATCATTGTACAACCACCGTTCGTCAAGCGGTGGGTGACTGACCTTGCACGCGTTGACGCGTTCGAGAAAGAACTTGCCGCTGCCGTTAAGATTGCCATGCGCCCAGACGCGCCGTTGGCGTCAGGCGACCATTGCAAGTGGTGCGCGGCCAAGCCCATTTGTCCTGTGATGACAGGCGCGGTAGACCGCGCAATGAAAGCCCAGATGGACGCGCTGCCGGTAGACCAGATTGCACACTATCTGGAACAGGCGCCGCTGATTGAGGCGTTCATCAAGGATTTGCAGCAGATGGCGCACGGGCTTCTGGAAGAAGGCCGCAAAGTCCCCGGCTGGAAGCTGGTCAACAAACGCGCCACAAGACAGTGGACAAATGAGGATAAGGCTGTAGCCTTCCTGACAGGCGTTGGTGTAGAAGCATGGGGTGACCCCAAGCCGCTGTCACCAGCCCAAGCGGAAAAGGCTTTGAAGAAAGCCAAGATAGAATTGCCGGCGGACTTAGTTGTCGCCGTCTCAACAGGCTCTACCCTTGCGCCGGAGAATGATCCTCGGCCAGCGGTTTTGCAAATCGGACAGACGCTTACCAAAGCTATGTCTAAAATCCAGTAACAGAAAAGGTACAATACAATGTCGAATATCACTACTTTTGGCGGCGCTAACTTGCCGTCCGTTCAGTCCCTCTCCGGCGCGTTGCGTTCCATCCAATCGGAAGTTGCGCCGGGCGGCACAGTCATCCTGAAGATGGACAAGACAGGCCATTGGGTTTTCGGTGCAGACCAGACCGAAGTTGAAGACGGCAGCCTGTGGGCCGCTAATCCGTTTTCGTTCGTTCATGGCTACATCGCATGGGGCAACGGCGAAGTGCTGGCTGAAAAGCTGGTGCCAGTGTCAGAGCCGCTGCCAGAGTTGGAACCAGCACCAGCAGGCGCACAGCGCGGTTGGGAAATGCAAGTCGGCATGATGTTGGTCTGCACGAACGGCGAAGACAAGGACATGCAGGCGCGCTTCACGGCTACATCAGTCGGCGGCAAGCGTGCTGTGCAGGCATTGGCTGTTGCCATCGCCGATCAGGTGGACAAGGACCAGACTAAGCCTGTGCCGTTGCTCTCGCTGTCGTCAGAGCATTACCAGCACAAGACCTATGGTCGCATCTACACGCCTATTTTTGACATCACCGATTGGGTGTCGATGGATGCAAATGCAGTTGAAGAGACAGAGGACGCGGAGTTGGAAGTCGCCGCTGAACCTGAAGCCGCTGAAGGTGCGCGTCGTCGTCGTCGCGTAGTTTAAGGGGTGCGAAAGCCGGGGTGATCCACCACCCCGGCGAGTAGCAGAAGAGTGAGAACTTCTATGTCTATATTATTTATTCTTTGGGCTTTGTCGGGCGTCGGCATTGCTGTCCTTGTCACTATTGAAAATGCCACACAAAAAGAAGAGCGCAGACATGCAGCCTGTATGCGTCACAAAAGAGGTGGCAAATGACTGTGCTTTGGTGCGATTTTGAGACGCGCAGCCGTTGCGACCTTCGCAGCCGCGGCGTGTATAATTACGCGCAGGACGCCAGCACAGACGTGTTGTGCATGTCCTACGCATTTAATGATGAAGACGTGCGGACGTGGCTACCAAGTGAGCCTTTCCCGCAAGCCGTTCGTGACCACAAGGGGCTGGTATACGCGCACAACGCAGCGTTCGAGCGCCTGATATTCTGGTATGTCCTTCAGGTCGAGTTCAAGCTGGAGCAGTTCTACTGCACCGCAGCGCAAGCCCGCGCCAACTGCGCGCCGGGCAGCCTTGAGGATGTGGGCCGCTTCGCTGGCGCGGCCATGAAGAAAGACCATCGCGGCGGTCAACTTATCCGCTTGCTGTCCATCCCGCAATCAGACGGCACGTTCCGCGAGGACGCGACGCTGATGCAGGAGATGGTTGACTATTGCGAACAGGACGTTCGGGCCATGCGCGCCATCGCGCAGGCGCAGCGTCCGCTGTCTGCTGAAGAGTTGGCCGACTATCACACCAATGAACGCATTAACGACCGCGGCGTGCTGCTAGACAGGCCGCTGGCGCTGGCGGCGGTTGCGTATTCAAACGCAGAAACAGTTGAGATACAGGACTTGGTGTGCGAGATAACGCAACGCGAGATTACGAGCGTTCGCAGCACGCGTATGAAGGATTGGGTTTGGGACCGCGTCGGCCCTGAGTCCCGTAAACTTATGACGCTTGTCAAGAACGACCGCGAACATAGGTGTTTAGATAAGAACGTGCGCGCCAACCTGTTGGTGTTAGCAGAAGGGAACCCTGATGAAATACCGGCGGAAGTTGCGGATGTCATACAGTGCGCGGACGATCTCTGGGCATCGTCCGTGGCAAAATTCCAGCGTGCCGCGGCGCTTGCTGATGAGGAAGATTTTCGAGTTAGAGGAGCATTTGTATTTGCAGGAGGCAGTGCTACTGGCCGCGCTTCATCATTTGGGCTTCAGGTCCACAACTTCCCAAGAAAGTGCGCCGCCGACCCTGCATTAGTGCGGCAGGCTATGGTGCGCGGGCACCAGATCGTGCCTGAGCATGGCCGCCGCGTCACCGACGTGCTGAAAGGTATGCTACGCCCTGCGCTGATGGCGGGCAAAGGCAAGCGGCTGGTCGTTGCCGATTGGGCTGCCATTGAAGCGCGGGTGACGCCGTGGGCGTCCAACAGCATCTTTGGTGTGAACAAGCTGGACATCTTTGCCAAGGGTGAGGATGTCTACAAGCACAACGCTATGGCGACCTTTCATGTCAGCTATGATGAGGTCGATAAAGACCAGCGCCAGATCGGGAAGGTTCAAGAGTTGGCGTGCGGCTTTGCAGGCGGCGTCGGTGCGTTCGCCAGCATGGGCCGCATCTACGGCTTGCTGATGTCGGAGAGCGATGCGAAGCGCATGGTGGACGCATGGCGCAGGGCTAACAAGTGGGCTGTGCCTTACTGGTCTGGCCTTGAGGACACCTATATGCGCGCCATGCGGAACAAGGGCCGTGAGTTTACCATTGGCCGCGTCACATATTTATTTGATGGATTGCATCTTTGGTATGCGCTTCCGTCTGGACGTGTGTTATGTTATCCTTTCGCCCGTTTCGACGAGGAAGGCAATCTGACCTATGCCAAGGCTTCATGGAAGCCAGCCGCAGACGCTAAGGAATGGCCTAGGGCGCGGCTGTGGCGCGGTCTGGCGTGTGAGAATATCACGCAGGCTGTCGCTAACGACTTGCTGCGCCACGCCTTGCGTCGATTGGATAACGTAGTGCTGCACATCCACGATGAAATTGTCTTGGAAGTGCCAGAGGATGAAGCCGAAGCCGCCGCAGCGCGGCTGGTGCAGATTATGTGTGAGCCGCCACCTTGGGCGTCGGGTTTACCCCTGAACGCAGAAGTGGCAATAATGGAACGATACGGCAAATAGAGGAGCAAGCGATGAGTGAGGATCGCACGAAATTCATAGAATATGTCACTGGTCTAGCCACCGAATACGGCGAGACAGCTTTAGTTGTGCGGCAGAAGCCGCAGCATGACAGCGACGGCAACATGATATTCCACGCAGACGGCGCGCCGAAGGCCACCTTCCCTGCGTTCCTGCCAGAAAAGACCCGCATGAAAGAAGGCGAGGCATGGTATGTCAACACAGGCTCGTTCATCGTTGGCCGCTTTGTAGACGGCAAGCCAGCCGCCAAGTCCAGCAACGTCGAGTATGTGTTGTTTATGATGCTGGACGATGTCGGCACTAAGTCAAAGACGCCGCCGCTTGAGCCGACATGGGTGCTGGAAACCAGCGAAGGTTCGTTCCAGTGGGGTTATGCGTTCAGCGAACAGCCCCGCAAGGGCGACTTCTGCGCTGCCATCAAGGCCATTGCGGACGCTGGCTACACCGATCCGGGCGCGACTAACGCCGTCCGCAACTGCCGCATCCCCGGCAGCGTCAACCTGAAGCAAGGGCGCAATAACTTTCCTGCGCGTCTGGTATCGTTCAACCCTGAGCGGGAATACACGCTGGACGAAATCTGTTCAGCTTTGGATGTCACGCCAGAAGAAGGCGACACAGCCGAATATAAAGCTGTGCAGTTGCGCGACAATGGGCTTGACAACGTCCTCACATGGCTTGCGGACAACAACCTAGTCCTTAGCCATCCTAACGCTGACGGCTGGTGCGGCATCGTCTGCCCTAACCATGAGCAACACAGCGACGGCATGGTCGAGGCGCGCTACAAGCCGCTGGATCGTTCGTTCTGCTGCTATCATGGGCATTGCCAAGACTTAGACAGCCGCACGTTCCTTGATTGGGTAGCCAATGAAGGTGGCCCGAAGGTGACGCCGGGCTTGCGTGACGAACTAATCGCTGAACGTCTGGCGTCGATGTATGAGAAAATCGCGCCTACCGAAGCGTTCCCTGATGAGGCCGCAGCGCGTGTGCGTGAGGTCGAGAAAAAAGAAGCGGGACGGCTGGAACAAAGCGAATGGTTCGAGCGTTTCGCATACATCCAGTCCGACGATAGCTATTTTGACATGGTGACGCGTCAAGAGATAGCCCGCAACGTCTTTAACGCGTTGTTCCGTCACGTTGACTGCCGTTCCATCCACAAGAAGACAAACCGCGTGCAGGCGTCCATCTATTATGATGAGCGCCGTCAGGATCGCGGCGCGCCTGCGCTGTCGGCTGTGACGTTCGCCGCTGGCGATGACGTGCTGGTGACGCGTGACGGACTTGTCTACGGCAATCGCTGGACAGACGGACGGCCTGATGTGTCGGGCAGCGACAAGATTGCAGACCATGATGTCGAGCCTTGGCTAGAGCATTGCCGCAATCTGGTCGCGGATGATGTCGAGTTGGACCATATCCTTGACGCTATGGCGTTCAAAATACAGCACCCTAACGTCAAGATTAACCATGCCATCCTGATTGGCGGCGATGAAGGCGCAGGCAAGGACAGTATGTTCCAGCCGTTCCTGTGGGCGCTTGGCGGTCAGCACTGGCGCAACAGGTCAGTCATTGAGGCTGGCGGGTTGGACAGCCAGTGGGGTTATGCGCTTGAGGCTGAAGTTGTCATCCTGAATGAGTTAAAGGAGCCAGAGGCACGCGAACGCCGGGCGATGGCTAACAAGCTAAAGCCGCTTATCGCCGCACCGCCTGAGACGCTGTCGGTCAACCGCAAGGGTATGCACCCTTACGACTTGGTCAACCGCCTGATGGTGATTGCCTACACGAACGATCCGCTGCCTATCACGCTACCGACGCAAGACCGCCGCTGGTTCTGCGTGTGGACGCGCGCGCCGCGTATGACGCCGACCGCAGCCAAAAAGCTGTGGGGCTGGTATGAGAATGGCGGCTATGAGAAGTGCGCCGCTTGGCTGCATCAGCGCGACGTGTCGGCGTTCAACCCTGCGGCTGCACCGCCAGTGACCGAATGGAAGCTGAACATGGTCGAGCATGGCATGAGCGTAGCGGAAAGCTATCTGGTGGACATGATGCGCGAAAGGGCTGGTGTGTTTGCCAATGGTGTCATTGGTGGGCCTTTCCACCGCATCTGTGACGCGCTGGCGATTAACGTCCCTGCTGGCGTCAAGATACCACAGGCGGCGCTGCTTCATGCGCTCAAAGAAGCTGGCTGGGTTGACATGGGCCGGATCGGTTCGACTGAATACGTGACCAAGAAACATATCTTTGTCGCGCCGGACGTGAAAAAAGGGAACAAATCAGACTTGCGCCGCTTGGCGGAAGACTTGCCTAAGTCGAGCATCATGCCGTCGATAGGCAAGAATTGACAACCATTTGGTTGCAATGATATATGGATAGGGTCGGTGATGCTCCGCTGACCTTTTTAAGCCCCCTGCGTCCTCACTCCGCAGGGGGCTTTTTATTGTCTGCTTTCGCCGCC